GGACGATGCGTGCTATCCTTCCTTCGGGGTCGACGTACGTCTTCGTGTCGTGCTCGTCGTATATCACAGGCCTTCCCTCCCGATGGTGTAGAGTGCGTGACGCATGAACATCGCTGTTTGCTCGATCCGTCTCACGATCTCCACAAACTCCGGGGGTACAGCGAACACGCGCGTCACGAAGCGGTCGAGGTACTGCATCACCGTCACGACGTCGTCGAGGATGATCCGCGCTATCCTCGCCTCGGGGTCTATGTACGTTTTCGTGTCGTGCTCGTCGTAGATCATAGGCCCTCCCTCCCGATAGTGTAGAGTGCGTGGCGCGTAAACATCGCTGTCTGTTCGATCCGCCTCACGATCTCTACGAATTCCGGAGGGACGGCAAATACGCGTGTCACGAAGCGGTCTAGGTACTGCATCACCGTCTGCAAGTAGGCGATGCGCTCGAAGTGCGTCGTCGGCGTATGCGCTGATCGTCTGGCCCGAACGATGGCCTCCGCGTGCGCGATCTTTATCGGGGCGCTCGAGAGGAATCTCACGATCGCGTCTGTATACATCAGGTTCGTCTGCTCTATCGCGGCGGTGCGCTTCGCCGCGCCTGCCCCGTCCGCCCTGTACATCGGCTCCACGTTATCGACATGCGATACGAAAACGTACTCTGGCATGACGACGTTGTCGATGATATCCTTGATCGCGCAGAACAGACGAGCCTTATCGCGAAGGACGAGTCGGCTTGCTTCGCTTGCGACGATTTTATGGCTCTTGAAGGGTGCCATGCCGAGCAGCCTCATCGGGGCGACCGAGATGGTATCGGGCGACTGAGCGATACCCGTCACTTTGGTCCCCTCCTCCCTAGTGTACTCGTACACTGGGTAGGTCACCGCCATCTCGAGCTCCTTACCTGCCTCGAGAAGCTTGTTGTTCGGGCTGGCCGCCAATATGGTAGCTCCGCCTGGTCGCGAGGCGATCGTTGCGAGTCCTGCGCTCACGGTGTAGTCGCGACTGCCTTCATACGCGCGTGTCATGCGCAACACGTTCTCCCACTTCGTCGTGATTGCGCGCCCGTCTATGAAGGTGACGGCGAGGTTTTCCCACCCCGTCTGCTCCGCATCGACGGTCACGAGATAGTTGACGTGATGTGTCTCCATCGGATTGCCGTGGGGAGAGTCGTACTCTACGGAGCCCGCGAGGCAGATCGCGAGCGCCGTGAGATCAGACACGGGAGCGGTTGAAATCAGGACGCGTCGCGCGTCACCTTCCGATAGTAGAGACATCGCCTCAGAGACGAGCTCATCGTCAACGACTTTCAACAGCGCCGCGTGAGTCTGATCATACGCACCCGTCGTCAGCAGCGTAGACGCAGGCTCGGCGCGTATCGCGCCGACCCCAGGAAAGTCAATCACATCGATCAGCGATGTTGGGGTAGTCGTCTCGGTCACGCGGCGCGTGATGACAGTCGCTACCACCGCCTTCCCTCGCGCGGCGTAGATCCGCTTGCAGTTGAACCTGTTCGCGTAATCTGCGACAGTCAGCTCCTCCACGTTCGGGCATGAACGCATCGCCGCCATGATCTCGGTGACCATACCAGCGAGGACAGACGCCTCGAGCGGCACCATGTCACCTCGCGCGGTCGTCGTCGTAACGAAGTTCGCCGATGACAGGAGAGGCTCGAAAGACGCCCGCGGCATCTTCGGGTCACCCAACTTCAGTGCAGTGATGCACAGGTCCACGATCCGGCCCGTAAAGTAGCAGAGGGATGATGCGCTTGCGCAGTGCTGCGCGATCGCTCGGGCAGCGTCCTCCACGTACTTGAAGACTGTTCCGAAAAGGATGCGCTGACCCGGGGGCCGTACGACGGAGGGCAGCGAAAACGCGCGTATCCTCGACTCCGCGACGACCGCCGGTACGCGCCCGTAGGCGATCGCGGATGACGTGTACGTCCGCGTCTCGAAGAGATCGTCACGCCACAACACGACGCCGACTGCGTTCCACAGCGCGACGGTCAGTTTCGCGAGGAAGCGCTGCTCATCGGCGGGTAATGTCGCGAGGCGGGCGGCAGGCGTCTCGGGTTTAACGCGAGGGTTACTGATTCCGATGTGCAGTTCGTCGAGCGTGGTGAAGAAACTACGTTCCTTCCAGATATAGTCGAGTTCACCGCCAGCAAACAGTACCTTGTTGGCCGCCATCAGCAGCTGCGTGTCCTTCATCAGCTCGTTCACTCGCGCGAGCGCGACGACGACTACGTCGTGGAGGGTCTCCGAGTGCAAGCCAATCGGAAATGGTAAAGGGGGGGCGGGTGGACCCTCGAACGCCGCCTCCGCGGCACCGATCTTCGCGTGCACGAGTTCGGACACTGCGTGGTTGACGAGGTCTGTCGGTGTCGCGATGTTGGTGTACACCGTGCCAAGCGTTGCGTACGTAAAAATTCTATCAATTGGCTGTCTCATGGTACCTCCACTTCGGTTTTGAATACTCGGTTTTCGCGCCTGTCAGGACGCAATGACATCGTGCCTGAGATCTTCTTCATCCTGGGCGAGACGGTCGCCGTCGCTCCGAGCTCTATCACGCCGCTGACTGAGCCAGCGAGCAGCTCCCGAGCGGACTCGATCGCCTCGATCCTCGCCGTGAGCAGATTCATCGTCACGAAAAGGACCGTACCGGTGAAAGACGTCGCGTAATCGAGGAGCGATAACGTGACGGCCATCTCGCGAGGTACACCTCCTGCAGCAGCGCCGAGCGACCCGGCGCGTAGGGCGAACAGACGACTCGAGTCGAGACACGAGATTCCGGGGACAAGTACGCGCCCGAGCGCCTCACTCATGGCCGCCCTCGTCAGCGGTAGTACGCCGACACCCGGTTCCCCGATCTTCGCGAGGGTCACCCGGCTCCGGATCGTCCTCGCGAGGTGCTGAACGAGGATCGTCTTTCCGGTCCCTGACGCGCCCAGCACTAGAATAACGCCGCCGGCTATCATAGTGTAGTAGCCGTCTTGTGACAGCCTCGCGTCGCTAATGTCCATAGACGCGTACTCGCGCGATTCGGTACTGACAGCGGATAAGATACCGCCTTCTAACTCGTAGAGTCCGTCTTCAGGGTCGCCCGCGCGCTGAGAGTTCTGCGCGGCGAGCCATTCATCAACGGGTACTCCGTGCAGGTGTCCTGAGTAAATGAAATGATACGTCATCGACACGTCCTTTCTTGTCATAGTGAGATGAGTCCTTCATGCATTAGTGCATAATGGACGGGGTCGATGGTCAGGAAGTACGTCTCCACAAGTTCGCGCGAGATGTCATCCACGTCGTATTTGTAGTAGATCACGTCCTGGTCGAGCATGAAATTCGCATCAACGGCACTCCGGCCGACTACTACAGCGCGACTGCGCCGTAAGGCGGCGTACGCGTCCATCTCGTAACCGAGTACTTCGCGCGTCGTACTGTTCACAATACGATGCGCGGTTTCGTAGTTAATAGACCTGCTGTACACGCTCGCTCTCTCGAGCCAACCGGCAGCCCAGTCACCTCGCTGCTTGTTGCCGATCGGCCGGCCGGGTGTGAAGAAATTAATTACGTAACTACAGATGTTGGGTTGCCACGTCAGCGAGGCGCCGCTCCTCACTGCGACGAGTCCGAGGAACGTCTCAGTCGGCGAATAAAGCGCGTATTGAGAATGCGCCTGTAGCGCATCGAGACCTGAATGGCCCGCGATCACGACGTTATCTCCTGCGACTAGCGCCTTAATCGGGAGGACGCCGTTGCAGAAATCACGCCACCCTTCTTCATTATCGGGGATCTCATGCGACTCGCAAAGTGCGTCGAGGACGTAGAAGGCTCCGGCGTACTTGGCGAGTAGCGATGTAAAAGGATGCCCCGAGGGGTTCACGTAGTCGGCAGTGAACGTCCCTACATCGAAAGGATCGCCGTCGAGCTTCACGCCCTCGCCGCCTCGATAGTCGTTCTTGATAAGCTGAGGCATTCTAAACGTCAGAGTCGACAGTAAGCCAATGAAGCCGCCGAAAACACGCGTGATTGATGAAACGAAGATATCCCTCAGCGCAGGCGGCATGTTGACGTCGTGATTGTCGACATCCAGCATATACACGCTTGTAGCGTTACCAATCTTGCCGGCTATGTCTTCAACGCCAGTATGATGGAACAGAAAAGGCATATCGAAGTGTAGGTGATGCTCTATCTCCTTCGCTATCGGCCTCAGTGGGTACGTCGCGGCGAGCGGGCTCGCGTTGATCTTCCTACTCCTGCAGCATAGGAATCGTTCACGGTATCGCGATGGTTCTACCACGTCCGGAAGGCCTTTGTCGGCGGTAAGCCACGCACCCGTCCAGTCCATTACGACGCGATCTTTACCGACCGCGGCGCGTCCGGGCGCCCACTGCACCTTGTCGGGCTGGTACCTACGACCCACGAAGTAACACAGCACGATTCCGTAGCGGTCGGCCAACTCGCGCAGGCGCGCGTTAATTATCAGGTGGGCTATGTCGCGCCAGGACTCATGCCACATTGCCACTATACCGTGCTTCACCATCAAATCCGCCGACATGGTGGGGATCCCGACGGTGACTTCTTTCTTAATGTGTACGGGCGCAAGTGGTGATCTTGCGATCATGCGCTCGGCGAGCCACCGTGCGCGCTCCGTTGATCTCGCAGTCAGAGAAAGTGCAAGTCGCCGCGCGCCAGTCTTCACAGCGGTCAGCGCCACTCTGTAACCGGCCGTGCTAAAAGGGGGGACGCCCTCAGGATCGTGTGGGACGCCCATCATGCTCAGGAGTTTCGTCCATTCATCCGGTACACCAGGCTGTCGCAATAGAGAACCGGTGGCACCCGACGGCGGCAGCTCAGCCGATAGCCTGTCACATAGCTTCGCCAAGAGCTCTTGAGCAGCAATCGACGTCGAATACACTCCAGGGAGTATCTCGTACGGTGAAGGGAGGGTCTTCCTTGAGATGTAGTTGTTTAAACCCACCGGATTTGCACTACTCGGTTTCAATAGGCTGAGCATACTATGACTTCACTTCATGCGCCCTGTAAAGGAGGGCGCTGATGCCAGGAAACCCCAACCGCCTGCACAGGTCGGCGATCGCGGCGGGGTCGAGACGAGGGTTAGGAAGATCGTTAAACGCCCGTGAGTCATACAAATCACGCAATGCGTTTATCTGGGCGCACACGCTATCAGGCATCTGCTCGTACCATTCCGCTTCGACCGCGAGGCAGCGCTGGTCGATAGCGATCGTCGGCACGTTCGCCGGGAAACTAGGATTCACCCACACGTCGACATAAGTACCACGGGTCGCGGCCGCGCCGATCTCGATAGTGTAACTAGGTGATGTGAGTCTGTATACGGTCATGCTCCACCGCCACTCACGCGGTAGTAGTCTACCGCCTCACTAATTGTAGCGAACAGTTGCACGTCGTTCTCTATCGCGTAGCGATAGAGCTTATCTGCGTTATCGAGCACCTCGCGAGCGTCCGTCGGTTGATTGATGACGCGCGCGGTGGATCTAGCCCGCGCGTTCGACTCAAGTACGCCGTCCTCTGGGATGACAACGACGATCTGATAAAACAGCTCGGGAATGATATACACAGGGTCGACGTTGAAGAGAATGATGCTAGAGGGCGTGTACGAGGCGATGCGCGCAACGCACAAGGTATTCACGGTCTGGCTGAGGCCATGGTCGTCCCACCACCTACCTGAGGGCCATAGATCATGACATACGACATCGCCGTCGACAGCCACGCCTGGATGCGCCGCGGCATAATACGTCTTCCCTGAACACGTCGGTGCGAGTATGAGTTTATTCACTTGCAACCTCCGTTTGACTCCAACCACGTGTGGTAGGCCTCAGAGCTAGACTCACGAAGCGTCGCTCATACTCGCAGTAGGTCGTGGGGTGTACCCTTGCATGTACGGCAAAAGCACAGGCGGTGCGGCCGGTGGCCTCCCTCCGTTCGCGTAGCAGGTTGTTGTACATTTTGAAGATTACACGCAATTCCTTCATACGCGTGACCTCCCCGGCTGTAAGGAGGAGCGGTGGGCGACAGCCCATTCAGATAGCACCTCGTGCACGATGGAATACCGCGGATCGTGCTTGCCTCGGGTGGCAGAGACGATAAACGCGACACTCACGGCGAGTGCCACCGGGTAACGCACGTCATGACCCGGATCCGCTCGCAACAAATCGCATTCATCCTCGATCATCGACAAGATATCGTCGAGGACGTCGTCGAACAACTTGTGTTTCTTTAGCCGCAAAACACGAGAGTACAGCTCTAACAGAGCAGTGTTCTCCTTCTCCGTCATAAGCCCCTCCGGTAGAGTCGTTCGCTCCTACACTCGCGACGGATATGAACGGCGCACAAGGCTGCGTAGCGCTCACGCCCCGCGAGCGTGATCCACATGCAGACGTCTGAAGCGACACCGCACCCTTTAATGGAACAGTGTGTCTCAGAGACATCATACCCGGGGTGTGGCGCGCCGCGATCGTCTATCATCCCGTGCTTAACCGCCGCATCGGTGACATCCTCGTCATCAAACCATTCTGACATAAGTGACCTTCCTTGTGAGAGTTTGCTTACTGCCCGCGAAATGACCACAGCGTAGCTCAAGCGCGTCTTGCCATCGCCGCGCTCGCCTAACAGGCTTAACCTGGTCGGCCTCTCCACGTGAGGTACACCGTCTTAGACGGCATGCCTTCTACTAAACACGCTTCCTGAGGTCGCGTGAGACTGGCGTCCAGAAGGGGAGGACCTTCTG